GAAACAACAAAAGTTTTTAGAGGAGGCTTAAATGGTTTTTGAGCATGATTACGTTGCTTTTCCTGAGTTGACGAACACTCAACTTGATGAATTACAATTTTCTAGTCCACACGCACAAATTACTGCGGACTTTGATGCAGTGGTCGTTAAGGTTCACGACGGCGACACAGTTACTTTAAGAACTGACTTTCGTGACTTTGATTTTCCGCTTAGATTGCTTGATATTGATGCGCCTGAAATGAATAATGGTGGCGAGGAGGCTAGAGATTGGTTAAGAACAAAATTAGATGGAAGCATGGTACGTGTATTAATCGACAGCGAAAATCGTGTCGGGAAGTATGGTCGTTTGCTTGGAAAAATCTTTTTCAGTGGCTTGGATGTAGCGCAGGAAATGTTATATCTTGGTTTAGTAAGTGTTTTTGGAAGTAAAAATGAGGGGGGGGTGCCTAAAAGTGACAAACTTTTTAGCTTGAAACAATGGTTTTAGGTGGTTTATTGAAGGGTGTAACCCAATTATTTGATGATGATGGCTTTGCAGCTACTAGTAGCTCTAATTTGGCTGAGTCGAGTGTGATTAGTGGTGATTTAACGACTGGTTACATCTCTGCGATTTGGGATTTTGATATCACTACGTTTGTTGGTAACTCTATTTCAGCTGTTGGTACTAAAACTATCACTTTTGATATGTTGACTCGTCGTCAAAACGTCGTTTTAACTTGTTATTATTCTCTTTCTAACACTGCAGGCCCGGATACGGCTAGTTTAGTGGTTGAGTACAGTGATGATAACGCTACTTGGACTAACATAGATACTTTAACTTTGGCGGCTGAGGTTACTCAGACTAAAATTGGTAATTTAAGTGCTAATTTTAGTGCTCGATACATTCGATTCCATTTAGATGTAACTATTCGTAATAGTGCTATTAGTACTAAGATTTTTGATGTTAAGATTGTAAAGGCGATGACATAATGAAAAAGTTTAAGGATAAATATAAAGATAAACTTAAAGAAATTGATTTACTTGACTGCGGTGAAGTGCCTCTTAAGAAGGCTATTCTAGCAGTTCTTTTAAGGATTGAGGAGAAGATGAAATAAATATGCCTGATACTAATATAGGAAGTGCGATTGCGAGTGATTTAACTAATGCAATCACTGATTACAGCGTTGACCCCGTGTCTACTGATGGTGCAGGCGGTCAAAAAGAGTTTACTTGGCAAAACACTTTTTGGAGTGTTGATTATGGTTATTATAAGACTATTCCTGAGTTTAAAATCGCTGTTGATACAAAAGCAACCTGGACTATGGGTGCGGGTTTCACTGCTGACGAGCCGACTGAGATGTTATTAATGGCTGTTAAGGGTAATGGGAAAGATTCTTTTAACTCTATTTTGAAGAACATGATTAAGGTTAAGACTATCAGTGCTGATAGTTACGCTGAGGTTGTGCGTGATAAGAATGGTGTATTCGTCAATCTTAAACCTGTTGATCCATCTTCGATGGTCATAGTTCAAGATTCAAAAGGACGAATTAAGCGTTACGAACAAGTTGCAAAAACTGATATTCCTAATCAAAAATTTAAACCTGAAGACATTTTTCATTTATCACACCAGCGAATGGCTGACGAGATTCATGGCACCAGAGTTATTGATTCTCTTAAATGGCTTATTTTGGCTCGTAACGAAGCAATGAATGATTGGAAGCGTGTGCTTCACAGAAATATAGATCCTTTATGGATTTTTCACTTAGACACTGATAACGTAGCGGAGATTGCAGCTTTTAAAGCTAAAAACGATGCGGCTAAGGGTGCGGGTGAGAATATGTATATTCCTAAAGGTGCAGTTGTACCAGAACTCGTTACAACTGCGGCTAATGCAACGCTTAATCCTCTTGCTTGGATTAACCAGTTGAACGACTACTTCTTTCAAGCGGTTGGTGTGCCTCAGATTATCGTTGGTAATGCTAAAGAGTTTACTGATGCAAGTGGGAAAATCGTTTATTTGGCTTATGAGCAGGGTGTGAAGGCTGAACAGCTCTATATTGAAGAGCAAATATTGGGTCAGTTAAATCTTGAGATTGAACTAACTTTCCCTGCTAGTTTACAGAATGAGTTAATTAGCAGTGGCGAAAAGCAGCCTGATTTAGTTGCTAATCAGCCTAGCGACACCACGAGCGAGTTGGAGGGTAAACAATGATTGAAACGTTCACGAATATCATAACTACTGTTGGTTTTCCGATTGCTGTTTGTCTTTGGTTTATGCTTCGTACTGAGAAAGTGATTAGTAATAATACTAAAGCGTTAAATCGCTTTATTGATAAAGAAGAATTAAGGAGACTTTAAAAATGGTAAGCAGAAGAGCAAAGAGTGCAGGTGGAAGGGGTAAGATTACTAGTCGTGAGAAAAGATTAGAAGAAAGAAGAAAGAAGAGAAAGAGTGGCAACGTTATTAAAGTTACACACCAACCTAAGAAAGCACCTAGCAAGCCGACTTCGACACCTAGCAAGTCAACTAATGAGTTTTCTAGTCAGCAAAAGATTGCTGATAAACTTTTATCTGATACTAATACTAGTGATGGATTGCCTAAGTATGGTGATTCAATCCAAAAACCACCTACTTTAGGTGGTGGAAGCTTTGATGGTGCAGGTGCAAGTGGTGGGTTTGACCCAACTATCGGTGAGAAGATTAAAGATTTTGTGACTAACCCAATTAATTTACCGGAAGGAACACAGCAAGGAATAGCACCCGCTGCAGGACTTAAAGGTTTTAATATTAAAACTATTAATGGATTGAACACAATAGTTACATCACCTAAAACTATGAGACAAATTGAAAAAATAAATAAAGCTAGAAAAGCTATTGCTGCAAGTAATAAAGCTTTACAAGTTGGTGGTGTAGGACTTGATTCTCGTTCAGTTGGTTATCTTGGAACTATCGCTCAAAACACTAAGAAAACTAAGACTATGACTAAGTGGATTGCAGGTATTGCGACCACTCTCGGTTTAACTATGGGTGGAGTTGCTTTATATAAAGACGTGGTTGGAACTAAGGTTTTCACTGGCTTCTTAGGTGAAGAGACTATTCAAAACTTAGGTTTTGCTTATTCAACTGCTGTAAAAGATGGTAATTGGGCTGATGCATCATTAGCACTTGACATGGAACAAGAATTAGTTACTTTAATGCAAAGTGAAGAGTACATTCAAGGTTTACCTTATGATGAAGCAATAGAAGCAGCTTCAAAGTTTGCAGAAGCAGCTGAACTAACAAATACTATAAGACGAAAAGCACTACAAAACTTGATGATTCAAGCTGAAACTGGCGAGACTGATACTGAAATGTATGCTCGAATAGAAAATGAACGAGTTGCTAACAAAGAAGCTGAACGTATCGCTGACGAGGAATATTATGCTAATATTGAAGCTCAAAAAAAAGCAGCTAAAGCAGCCGACCGAGCAGCAGACGAAAAGTATTGGAGTGATATTTCAAAACAAAGAGAGAAAGAAGCAGCGAAGAAACGAAAAGAAGAACAGGATTACTGGTTTGAAGTAAACAAAGAGATTGCAAAAACTAGAGCGGATAGTGCGCCGAGCAAATTAAACTTCGGATTATTATAAATTACGTTCATTAAGGAGGAATATAAAATGGATTTAAAAGAAGCAGCCACTAAATTTGTGGCTAAAACAATAAGTAATGTTGCAGTATTGGATAGAGTACCAATTAATGCAGAAATAGAATTAAAAACCTTTAAAGAAGGGACAAAGGAAGAGTACGAAAGTTACATCGCAACTATTGAAGGTAACGAATTCTACATCGCCATGAGCGTAATGGGACAAATTCAAGAGTTCATCGCAGATATGCCTGGTTTGAAAGCTGTTAGAGTTAAGAAGAACGGCGAAGGATTAAACACTCGGTACGTTGTTATTCCGCTTACGGGTGATTAAAAATGGCTGAAGAAGAAGTCGTAACGCCACCTGTCGAAGAAGTAGGAGACAACATAGTGGATAGTGCGAACGAAGCCGCTGAAAGATTAGAGCGCGCAAACGCTGAAACACTTAAACTAGTTGAAAGACAAGAGAAGATGATGGTCGAGAAAACACTCGGCGGACACACAACAACAGAGGGCAAAACAAAAGAACTAACTCAAGAAGAAAAGGAAATCGCTAACGCTAGATCCTTTTTGAAAGGAACAGGTTATGAAGATATAGAACTATAACTATCACCCCTCTTTAACTCGGTGAGACATTTCTACCAACTCATACATACTCACCGAGTTTTCTATTTATAAATAAAAACATTTAAATAGTTAATAAACCAGTAGTTAAGTAACTAAAGGTGATTAATTATGGCTAATGAAGCAATAATCGTAGAATTATTAGGTAATCAGGGAGACCCAATTCGTTACACTGTAGCAGATGGTACAGGAATTGAAAAAGGAACAGTTATGGAATTAACTTCTCCTCGTACAGTGAAACTTGCAAGCGCAGTTGACACTCCACTTGTTGGCGTTGCAGCAGCAGAGAAAGTTGCTAATGACGGACAAACAAGTATTGCAGTTTATACAAACGGAATTTTCCAATTAAAATGCGCTACTACTCAATGTGAGATTGGCGATGGCGTAAGTCTTGCGGCTAACGATAACACTATAGCATTATCTTCTACTCTTGATGTTGAGAAAGGATGGGCTTTAGGGTATGCTTTAGAGCAAATAGGGGTTGGTTCAACTGGCATGGTGAGGATTAGAAAATGAGTGATTCAACAGGAATGGCAGATATCAGAAAAGAAAACTTTTCAAGAATAGTCAAAGGATTCGCTTTGCAAGAGTACAAGATGAAACAACTTTGTATGATTGAAAGCTCTAATGCTTGGACTGAAACTTATTATAAAGAAACAGCAGCAGACTTAACAGGAAAAGACACTACAGCCAGCGGAACAGTTGAAGGTGTGCCTAGACTTGCAAACTTCCCTTATGGTGAAGTAACATGGACTAAAACTAGTGGTCGAAACGTTAAACACGCAATGGAAGCAGTACTATCATGGGAAGATATTAAAACAAACAACGTCCCTATGATTGCAAGAACACTATTACGTGTTAGCAGAGCAATCACTAAAAGCGTTGATGATGTAATCGCAGCAGCAATAGTTAGTGAAGCAGGTAATATTCAAGCAGCAAATGCTACTTGGAATAATGCAATAATTGCGGATAGAGACCCAATTCAAGATATCTTAGATGGTAAAGCTTTGATTGCAATCGATAATTACAACCCTGATAAAAATGGATTCTTACTAGTTCACCCAACAAACTACGCTCAACTACTTGGTAATCCAAACATTAGAAATGCAGGACAGTTTTACACTGACAGCGTAACTAAGAATGGTGTGGTTGGTTCTTTACTTGGACTAACTGTAATCTCAAGTAATAGTGTAACTGTTGGCGGTGCGCAAATAGTTATTGCGAAAGAAGCTTGCACATGGAAATCAGTCGTTGGACTAAGCGTACAAACTATCGACGACCCCGGAATAAAAACAACTATTAGAGCATGGGAAGTAGGACAAATACAAGTTGTGAACGACGATGCAATCTGTAAAATAACAGGAGTTTAAAAATGTCGGAA